AAATGTCGAACAGGTTCTAACTTCTACTTTTTTATATTTTTTAATTATGGCGTTAGGAATTTGATTTTCAACTCCTCCGCTTGTGCTTGTTAGTAAAAATTCCATCACTCCACCTCCTCAAAATAACTATGAAATTTACTTAAACTAACAACAGCGACCTCTTCAACTGAATATTTTTCAATATCAAAGTCTGGATCATTTTTTCCAAACTCTTTCTTTATGGCTTTTTCAGCAAGCGAAGGTAAAGCGAATATACTTGCTCCGTTGTTCAAGGCAAGCGATTGACCATATTCGTTCACTATTCGGTAACCCACATCAAACGGTCTAATTTTTGCAGGGATTTTTATGCGTTTGTTTTCATTTTTTATTGCTTGTTCAAGTGTTTGTATCATCACTCCACCTCCTCAATTTTCAAGCTTTTCGATTTCACGTTCAACTAGTTCTTTATGTTTTTGTAATTCTTCTAGTTTTTGAGCATCTAATGCTTTCTTGATGATCTCAAGTCGTTCAATATCCATCTGAAATTTATCCAGAGAATCAACTTTGCGAGCGTATTCTCTAAAATTATGCGCCCATTCCCAGTCATCCCAGCCAAAGCAATTGTTCAATTCTCGTCTTAATTCGTTATATTTATTTCGTAAGTCAATATTAACTTTGTATTGCATATACAAAACAAATGAAGCCATGACAAGAACTGACAAACAAGCTATAAACATTCCCAAAAACATTAAATTCTCCATTTACTTCACCTCCTCAATCTATATTTCTCTCAGATACTCGTTGAAAAGATCTTCATCAAGTATTCCGTTTTCAATTAAATTCTCAACTGCAATTTCAATTTTAATCAAACGATTTAATTCCTTGTTAGGCAACGTAGCCATAATAACTTCTTCCATCACTCTACTCCTTGCTCTTGAATTCTCTAGTGAGTCTATTTTTTAAAACTCGAATTGGAAAACACTTATCGTCTGCATATGTATAATAATCAGCGGTTTCTTCAACCCATTGACTTCGTGTGTACGGATATCTGTTTGGTCGCTTCATGTTACCACCTCAAATATAAGTATTTTGTATCGATGTCTTGTCTTAAAATACAATCTCTCAATGACCTTAAATCTTCTAACGCACTGCTGACTGTTCCCCATTTGTTCTCAGGTTCATATTGCACATACTTTTCAGGTTGTCTTTCCAATTCAGCTATACCACGTTGAATATTTTCAAAAATATCAGCGACATTGTAAATGGTACCTTGGTCGAAATCCCAATCCATAGCGGCCCTAAACATTTTTCCAAGATTATAAGTCGGAGAACGATGCTTAGGTTCATCAATGCAGATATATTGTCCGTTTTCTATTTTTGCTAAAATTTCCAAATCATAGCTCATCTACCTGCCTCCTCCGCAGCATACTGCAACCATACTAGGCACTCGTATAGATCCCTTGCTTTCCTTTTGATGTTGCTTAATGATTGACTGCTCAATTTATCATCATTTTGTAAGACTTCTATCTTGAGATTTGAAATAGCAGCAGTCAATTCTTTTTCTTTTTTTAAACTTTCACTACATGACATCACTCCACCTCCTGAACTTTCCAACCAAGAATATCTGCAGCCTTTTGAGCTTCTTCCTTTGTATCGAATTTCTTGACATACTCCATCGTACCAGGTTGTTCATCCGCTAGTATGACAATATCAACATCTTCTTGATAACCTTTAAAATACAAATGATTGCCATCGGTAACTACATACTTTGTTTCCTCGACCTCGTAGCCGTCAAGCCAAGCAAGTGCGAATGTTTCGATATTATTTTCGTAAAACCATTCAGGGACTCTCTTATCGTAATGATCTTCAATTGTTCTCATTGCGCCGTAAACATGGAAGTTGTTTTTCTTTTTAAATTCTATAAATTCCGCAACAACCTGCGGGATTTTGACTTTCTCACGTTCAATTGATTTGTAAATGAATCTCTCGTCTATGCTCACGATTTCTCCACTAGCGACTTGAATTTTCTTTTCCCTAGCCCCCGTTGTGTCTACTAGAAAACCAACTTCATATCCCTCGATAAACACTTTTTCTTTATTCATCTTCCCTTCCTCCATAAATCAAATAAACTGCAATAACTAACTGAGACATGCCTGGTGAATAGCCAACCCAATCATCAAACTCCTTAGATTTTGGCAACCAATCCTTAGTAGCACCCAAATCATAGTCTGTAGGCTTTTCATCAGCGAAGATGCATTCCATCACTCCCATAAACGTCATGCCATCTTCGGTCATTTCCCAGAAATAGTCCGCCCGATCTTTAACTGCTTGTGGTAAATCTTGTTTGGGAGGCTTGGGCTTCCCGTCTTCTACCGACCAGCCGTATACTTCATTAACTTTTTTCTTTAAATCTTCCATCATCGTCCTACTCCTTTTTTCTTTATGCTGATTTCTGTACTAATTTCGTTTGCTTCATCCATTCCTTGGCTATGTCCCAGACTTCAGCTGGTACATCTTGGTTATACTTGCCACGAAACTGGACTATCCTACCCTGCTTTACCTCAAGCGTGTAAAGAGGTTTTTTAGGTTGATTTGATAAACGGACAAACACTATTAAGGTATTTCCCTTGAAATGTTTATCTGTGTACGAACTTACGCAATGATGTAATTTCTTGCCCTCATAGATCAGCTCAGCCAGTTTTCTAGGGACATGGAATGCGTATCCATTGATTGTCTTATCCATTCCTTCTCTAAGTTTAAACTCAGCTTCAAGTTGCTTGCGTTTCTTCTTATCTTCCAGTTTGCGTTTTTCTTCAACGAATTGATTGTATAATCCGACTGTGTGATTGTGCATGGCCGTAAAATCCTTTGGCACAAGCATAGCATCACCTTCAGGCTCAATGCCCATTTCTCGTAGCATCTTGAGATAGTCAAGGTATTCATTGAAGTCAATATGATTCTTGATAACCCAATTCTGAAACTTATTGATCCCGACACCTTTCGGTATATGCTTGATATCGTGGTAAGTCAGATAAGACTCGATACCAGGTACTAGCTGGCCATTCCGTTCTTTTAATCGACGGCTCAACTCAAATTCGTTAAAGCTGCGATTTGAATTTTTGAAAAATTGTTTATTCTTCTGAAGCCATCTACGGTTCAAGGTTCGCATATCTACGGTTCTTGTGAATCCAATCCTATAATTTGGAAACATGATTTCGTTGGCCAACCTATAAGCATGAATCTTCTGAGCGAACTCGATTTCAAACTTATATTTGTAAAGTCGTTCAATTTCCCAAAAATAGATATTATCGAATTTCAAATATTTGAGTTCGGATACTTTTTGAAGTCTCTTTTCCCAATTGTTTGGATAAAAAACATTTCCTGTATAATATCCACCGCTAAAAAAATTAGCGAATAGATACGGATAAAATTGTCCGTTGTAATCTTGGCCAATCTTCACATGTTTATCATTTTCAAATCGCTCTAAATTCGTAAAATGCCAATCGATAAACTGTTTTCCTTCAACCAACTTCGACCTAAATTCATAAGATTGGATCTCAATGCGCTTCGAGGTACTGAGAATGATTGAGAAAAAGTAGGTCTTGTCGTAAAAAGTGAGCCGTGACGACTTTGTCAGCCGCTTTTCAATACAATGGCCAAGGTCCAAATCTGAAGCGATTATGGTCTTGTCCTTATTGGTCCATTTGTACGTTGTGATTTGTGAATAGCACCAGCTCCAGAAGTTTGCAGGTGGTTTCAATCGTCTATCAGCTTCTCGCTTGCATTGTTCATGTTTCATTCATCCAAGAAATCGAAAATGCTCATTTGCTTTTCGACTACTCCTTTCTCTTTCTTAATTTTAGGTTTCATGATGATATCATCATCTGGACCAGCGCCTTTCCTGATTTTGGGCACATCAATCTTTTCTTCATGAGAACCCTGAGATCTGTCTTCCTTTTTCTTCTTGACAGATTCAACAGGCACCTGCTTGATGTTAGATACTTGCGAATTTGAGATAAAATATTCTCGAACCCATCTGAAGACAGTAGCATCATCGATACAAGCGACTCCGTTTTCAGCAAATTTACGAGCTTTTTCTTTTGCAAAGCTTAAAGCACACTTCAGAGAGTATCGCTCTTTTAAGATTCCTTTAAATAATTCCTCATCCTCCTGATCGCATATCCAGTTATGAACACGGTCAAGTGAGTTATCATGTGGTTGATTTAATTCCTCTAGCAACTTCGCCAGGGCTTTTTCTTTGATTTCATTCATATCATTTTCCAAAAAATGCGACTGCCTTTGTGAGTTTGGCTAAATACGGGCAGCCGCTCGTCCAAGGTCACATGACCTTTACTGACACATTCCTAGCTCGCTTTTAACGTGGTTCGCGGCACGTTGATTTAGTCGCTAAGTAGTAGCAATCTATCGCACCATAATCAAACCTCACATCATCTTTTCCGATGTGTTTCTTGAATTTTGGTCTAGTAATACCTGAGAAAGCCCACTGATGGTCTTTCATCCGTTTGATAAGTTCGTCCACATTGTTGAAATCACCAAGAAAAAACTTGCAGTGTCCATTGTAGACGAAATATAGTTTTAATAACAAGGTGTCCCACCTCTCTAAAAGTAATCTTTCCTTTTATTTTTTAAGTCATTAAATACCATCAGATGAGCATTGTCTACACCCTTCATCAACCGACTCATAAACGGCCGACCATATCGCTTCTGAATTTCTTGCGCAGTCAGATTAGTCGTGATAACCGTGTTAGCCCTTTTATTGAGAATGTTATAAAGAATACTAAAGGACCACTCACTGTCCTTCTCCATCCCAAGATCATCCAAAACCAAAAACTTTGCACTAGCAATTTTATTGACCAAGAACTCTTCCTGACTAAAATCAGCTTTAATCTTCATCAGCAAGTCCGTGACATTGATAAAGATGGCAATTTCTTTTGTAGTCTCTGATAAATATTTCATCATCGCAAAAGCAAGATGGCTTTTACCCGTTCCAGCTTCGCCTTGAAAAACAACATTGTTTCTCGCTCCACCTGCCCACTCCTGGCAAATCCTATTTGCAAAAGCTAGCTTTTCCGTCTCTTTTTCGGTCGGTGTGTCGAAGTTGTCAAGAGTAGCATTTTTCAGAACATCATCATAGAGAGAGAATTTCTCAAGATAAAACCTCCGCTCTCGCTCATGCTCTGCATCAGCCAGCTCATCCACCTTTAATTGGTTCTCTGCATGGATCCGTTCCGATTCACATAAGCGACAAAGGACATCATTTGTCCGGATGATTTTGATTAAGGGAATCCCATGCTTTTTGCAAATTTCGGCCTGTTGTTCAGTATTTCTATGGTAAGATAAGGCCATTTCCTCGAGTGCATCAGTTACCATGATACCTTACCTCCGCAAGCCTTCCAGCTAGCCATATCTGACAAGCAAGCAGTGACAGTAGAAAGAGGTTGTTTTATAAGCAAAGATTTCTTTTCGTCGCTGATCGGATAGAATTCATCTTCAAATTGCTTGATAACTTCTAAAATCCCCATTCGTCCTTAGCCCCCTGTTCTGATTTTTTCTCCTTATGTTGCTTTTCTGATTGTCGAACTTGTTCAACTGTTGTCACTTGATTCAGTTGCCAATTTCTTAAAATTCCGCCAATATATTTGATGTTAGGCTTACCTAAATTGATAGCAGTCTTCAATGCTTCCTTCACTAGCTCAGCATCATTTTCGTTTAAAAGATGTTTGATTTCCTCAATCTCAAAACCTGATAGCAACCTACGAAACTCAGATTGGAATAATTCAAGGATATTTTCGCTACTACTAGTAGTAGTTATATTCTTATCTTCATCTAATCTACTCTTAATCTTAGTCTCATCTCCTTCTGCTTCTTCTTCTAGTGCGTTACCTTCCGTTACGGTAACGTTACATGTAACGTTACCAAGAGCAAGACTTTTCTGTTTCTCACGGTGTCTTGCTACACGATTCCGTGTTTGTTCCTTGATTCTTTCCATACCATCAATATTTTGGTGCTTCTCCCAGTTTGGCAATGTGATGACACCGTCGATAATCTCAATCATTCCAAACTGTTCAAAGACCCCTAGAGCCATTCTTACACTATTTAGAGGTCTTTGAAAAATTGTAGCGAGCATTTCATCAGTGTAATGCACTTTATCCGACATCATCAAAAGCCCGTTGCGATTATGTTTACCAGCGAGAGCTAGGATTTTAAACCATATAACCAAAATTGCATCATGATCTGGTAGTGCATCAATAAGACGTATCTTTTCATCGTCAAAAATGTCCGTTGTAATCTTAATCCATTTAATTTCTGACATGGTTACCTCCTTACCAGCATCATACCCTAGCTCCCCATTTGCGTTGATTTCTTCTAGATTCCATAGTCATTTCCTTGTAAAGCAAACGCCCATTTTCTTCTAAGAGATTCGCATTTTGCATTCTTAGCAAATCATTATGACTTGCTTCTTCCTGGTAGTCCTGAGCGAGTCTGTCATAATCTTCGATGCATGATCTAAAACTACGAGGCACATCCTCAATCGATGAAGCGAGCCCTGTAGGTGGCTGGATATCGTAGGTGGATTTCCTATCGCTATTCTTCAAGTTTCTTCGAGCAACTTCTCTGAAATCTTCTGCTTCTTCGATGATGACCACAACGTTTTGCTCATCCGATTTTTCGTTTTTGGCCGTAAATAGCATCAGGATAAACATCCCAATGAAAATCACTGCTAAGCCAAGCAATTGGCTTGATAAAGTTGGTTCTGTCATATTATTCTCCTTGAATTAAAACACGGTCAAACCTTGTTTTTTCCAATAATCTATGTACTCTTGTTGTGACTGTCCGTTATACCCACAGGCATAGAAGGCTAGTCCATAGTTTTCTTCACTTTCTAGCTTCTGGATCAAAATATCCAAATTTTCCTTCACAAAGCGTTTCACACCTTTTAGTTTGCCAAAAGGATAGAATAGCTTTTGTCCGTCTATGGCAACTTGCCAACCCCACCCTAATTGTGTCTTTTCATAAACATATTTAATTTCCATTTTCTATACCTCTAATAATTTTTCCAGGTCAGCGATGCGCTGAAATCGTTCATCCGACTGATCTCATTTTCTTACTTGTTTCCATTTCTTTTTTCCATTCTCGACTACCTCTGTATTTCAGGTATGCGTCAAACCCTTTAATTGTGACAAGTTGTCCGTCATTTCTGAGGTGCTTTTGTTGACTAGGCAATTTCTTCATCTCTCGTCTCATGTCTCCTGCTTGTCGCTTTGTGCATCCAAAGATGTGTTCTAATTCTTCATCGTTGGCCGAAACCTTCTCAATGATCACATCCCTAATTCTCACAACTTCAATTGCTTCCATTTCTGCCCCTTTCATGTTATAATCTAAGTAGTTATTTTAGTAAGCGCCTGACTTTTGTTAGGTGCTTTTTTATTTATAAAACATATGCGTTCAGTTCCATGATCTTCATCTTAGTGTTGGTACTTGGCTCCCAAGTCATCCAATAGGCCAATGCTGCTTCTGCAAATTTCTTTGGCAGTAAATCATAGCGACTAATGTTGAAATGTTCCTTAAAATCAATCTCAGCTTGTCTAAATACCGATTGAGCAAAGCGTTTATCGGCATAAGCTGGACTATCAATACCACCTAAGCAAGCCACTACACGAGCCTTACGTTTCTTCAATAGCGACTGAGCATAGCTTGGATGAATCGGTTGCTCACTCTTGAGGTAGTCAATATCCTCTAGCATGGTCGCTTGCTGTTCACGTAATTTCTTCTGGCTAGTAAACAGAGCAATGAAAGCTTCCTCGTCTAGATCCTCACGAATAAATCCGCCTTGTTTTCTAATAGCTGGCAAGACCTCTGATGTCACCCAGCGCTTAAACTCTTTAGCTTGTGGCAACTTGCTGGATAAAATAAGAGAGTAGAGACCAGATTCATTGATGATGATAGTTTCTTGGACCCTTCCTAAATTATCTGTGAGGCCCTGTTTTAGGGCGTCATCTTCATCAACGTGAAGAGCAATCGCATTTCTAGCCTTGCTATATCCTAGGATGTATGCTACATCCTTCCCGACGAACCACGGTTCACCACCGATTGTCAAAGTACGGACTTCTTGCCCTCGAAAATTAAAAATTTCGTTCATAATATTCCTTTCTAGCTTCAAAATGTTCAAATATCTTGAACTTCTTGTTTAAAAAAATAATCTCCTATCTGGTTAGCTGGAATAAGTAACAAATTACAAGCTGTTGTAATTTCGTTGTTCTTCCAGTAACGCTGATTATTTAGTTTTAGTGAAATACTTCGTTCTGAAAGATTCATAGCTTTCGCAAATTTTTTCTGGCTATTAAAAATTTCAGTTATTCTTCCATTTAATTTTGAATAATCAAATTTCATTTATTCCCCTTTCTATCTTTTGTTCAAGTTGTTTGAACTTTTGTAATTTTAATTCTACTACTTATTTTTTTTGTTGTCAATACCTATGTTCATTTTTTTTGAACTTTTTTACTTATTGCTTGAACTTTTGTTCAAATAGCTATATAATTACTATTAATAAGAATGGAGTGTTAAATATGAAAACTACAACATCTTTACGACTAAAACAAATTCTATCTGAAAGAAATCTTAGACAAGTTGATATCTTGAAAAGTTCTTTACCGCTTCAAAAGGAGCTTGGTATTAAAATGGGAAAAAGTGCTTTGTCACAATATGTTTCAGGTAAGTCTTCTCCTGATCAAGATAAACTTGTTTTATTATCTAAAACATTGGGTGTATCTGAAGCATGGTTGATGGGATATAATGTTCCTATGACTGATGATACACCTGCCCAAGAACTAAAAATCCCTTCCTCTCCTCTTGTTCAAAAAATAACTGAAAAGGCTGTAAAGCTGACCGCGCCTAGAAAACAAAAAGTTTTGGATTTCACTGAAATTCAATTACGAGAGCAATCTAATAAAGTTATTTCACTAGAGGAAGATCTATTTGAATATAAGGTGTATGAAAAACTATCAGCTGGTACTGGATTCTCATACTTCAACGATGGGAACTATGACACTGTTTTTTATGACAAAGACCTTGACCATGATTTTGCATCTTGGGTTTTTGGAGACTCAATGGAACCTAAATATTTTAATGGAGAAGTTGTCCTTATCAAAGAAACAGGATTTGATTATGATGGTGCTGTTTATGCAGTGGATTGGGATGGACAAACTTATATTAAGAAAGTCTATAAAGAGAAAGACGGTCTTAGACTCGTCTCTATCAACAGCAAGTATAAAGATAAATTCGCCCCATTTGAAGAAGATCCAAGGATTATTGGAAAAATAGTCGGAAATTTCAAGCCATCTGAAAATTAAGGTCAAGGTGCTTATATGTCTACTACTTTTACAGAAAAGGAAATCAAAGCACTAATAGACGAGCACAGAAAAACAATTAGTAAACTGGAAAATCAAAGGTCTTTGATAGCCTTTTTGGTTTTGCTGACTTTAATATCTGTTTTTCTGCTTAGTATCGTTGGAAATATACTACTAACAATTTTCTCTTTTATTATCGGTAGTTTAGTTGTTCTCTTTTTGATTGGTATTTTTCCTAGGCAATCTAATACTGAACAACTAGAGTATGAAATTGAAGAGCTGAATAAACTATTAGCTGTTCGAATAGAAGATAGAATTAAAAGTCAGGAGATTGACGAGAGAACCATTTATGATGTTGTTCTGAAAGTGAAAGGAATATCTTATCATCAAGAAGCTTTCTCAGATTTATGTCAAGAACTCGTACAAGAATCAGATGATGTGCCTTATTTAGGATATACTTCTAAAGAAATTAAAGAAGAGTTGATTTTTAGTGATAGATTTTACAAATATTCCCCTTTTGAGCTTTCAGATGTAGACTTTGTCCCGGAATTGGATAATCAATTTGACCCTAATGCAGTTAAAATTGTGGTTCGAGGTTATCACTTAGGCTATGTAACTAAGTCTAAAAATAGAAAAGTATTAAGATTAACTGCAGATCAAAATAATGAAGTTATAAAAATTGCTAAAATTTATGGTGGTGATTACAAAGATATTGATCCAGAAAGCGATAAACTTCGTACTGTCAAGGATTCATTCAAGATACAAATTAAGTTGAAAGTCTTAAAAAAATAAAAAATCCCCACACCGCCTGCAAGCTAAGATGTGAGGATATCCTGTATAGTAAAAGGCATTAAAAAGCCCTCTTTACTATACTCATTTTAACAAAAAAGTGAGGTAAACGCAATGTGGATGGAAGAATTACCCAATGGAAAATATAAATTTTTTGAGCGTTACAAGGACCCGTACACTGAGAAATTAAAAAAAGTATCAGTCACGATGGAAAAGAAAACTTCCCAGGCACGAAATCAAGCAGCATTGCTCTTGCAAGAAAAGATACAAAAAAAGCTGAACACGAAAAATGAAAAAAATATAACTTTTGGGGAAATTTACAACCTTTTCTATCAACAATGGGAAAAGACGGTTAAAGAATCAACAAAGCACTCTTACTCATTTATCGACAAAGTTATAAAAGAAGAAATAAACGATGATATTCTTTTGATAAATATCGATAGACGTTTCATTCAAAAAAAGCTTGATAAAATTCTTGAAGCTAAAACCTATCACACGACAAATAGAGTCCGAATTAGGTTAAAGACTATCTTTGAGTATGCTCTGAAATATTCTTATATCGATAAGAACGAGGTGAATTTTACAAGTATTCCAAAGCCTTTGGAGACTGTGGAAGGTATTGAGCAAAAGCGCAAAAAATTCCTCACAATGGACGAGATTAAACAACTTGTTGATTCATTGAATAGTAAAAAATTCAATGAGAAATACGCTGACATGGTTCTTGTTCTAGCTCTTACTGGAATGCGCTATGGCGAACTTACAGGCCTTCAATTAAAGAATATTGATTTCCAAAATAAAAAAATTGAAATCGCTGGAAATTTTGATTCAATTCATAAGATAAAAACAATCCCGAAGACAAGAAAATCAATCAGAACAATCCAAGTCTCTGAAGCAGCGCTTGAAGCAATTAAAAGGCAAATAATACGTCTTTCTGAACGCTTCCAACCATTAACGAGAGATGATTATATTTTTTGTTTTGAAATCTGGAATAGTCCAATAACTTTAGCATCTTTCATTCAAATTATAAAAAAATATGGCGCAATGGCAGGAATAGAAAAAAATCTATCTAGCCATGTGTTCCGACATTCTCACATTTCGTTTTTAGCAGAAGCTGGTCTTCCAATTAAGTCAATTATGGATCGTGTAGGGCACGCAAATGCCAAAATGACACTCGAAATTTATTCTCATACAACGCAAGATATGGAAGATAAACTTGTAAAGAAATTGGATAGTGTTTTTTAATTCTGCCCCTCATCTGCCCCTTTTCTATTTTTAGATATAACAAAAACCCTTGAAATGATTGATATTCCAAGGGTTTGTTTTTGTATTTTTAGAATCCATCTACGTTTGTGTAG